GCGCCTGGGCAATCAGAAGATCGACCGGAATACCGGTTTCTTTCGACGCCTCCTCGAAATACGGCAACCACTCGGTCGGCGCCGAGGCACTCGCTCCAGGCCCGCCAGTGCCGCGCGCCGGTATGGCCATTGGTGGCGCTGCGGCCCCTGAGGTGGTCCCAGGCGCTGCCGTGGAGGCGGTGTTGCTCGCGTTGGTGTACGCCTTGTTGGCCGTGAGGTTCTGCAGCCACTCGGCCTGTGTCTGGGCGGGAATGGTCTGAGCGACCAGCGAGCGTAGCGTGCTCTCGTCGGGCAGCGTCGGGGGCGCATACTTCGCCAGGTTCTGCGCCTGCAGCATCCCCACCCCGCGGGAGTATAGCTCAGCCCGCTTGCCCAGGTCCGGCTCGTTCAGCAGCCCAGCCGCAAGACGCCCGACCTGCTCGTGGTCCGCCGCGGTCAGATCGATCTGCTGCATCTGCAATTGGTTCGTCTGCGCCTGCTGCTTCCCCGCCATCAGCGGATCGAACAGCACGTTCGGGGTCGGTGAGACCTGCGGACTTGAGAACTCGGACATTAAAAGACCCCGCCAGACTGGAATGTGCCGGTATAGCCTGCCGAGATGCCTGGGGTTGGATTGTAGCCTGGGTTGTAATTCTGGTTGATGCCGCCGCTACTGCCACCACCTTTGATGTAGTTCTGGAAGTTCTGGTTGTTCAGCAACTGATTAGCGGAACCGCCAAGGCTGCCCGCGACGTTGCCATAGATGCTGCTATCCGCGCCCGCCGCGCCCCGATCGGTCGAGGCGATGTTGGAAGCCCCCCCGGTCGCCGCGCCGGCAATGCCGCCCGCCGCTGTCAGGCCGCTCCCGCTGAGTTGCTGCAACCGGTTCCAGTAGCTGCCGAAGTCGCTGGCCGCCAACCCGCTGCCGAACTCCTGCTCAGCCTGTAGCGCCGCCCCCGACCGCGCAAACCCCTTCGCCGCGGCCCCAGCATCCACCGCGCGCTCACCCTGGCTAAGCTGGAACTGATACCCCGGCGAACTTTGGAACTTCGCCATCGCCGCGTTCGCCGCGTCCTGCCCGTTCAGCCCGAGCAGGTCAGACTGGTCGGTGAGCGCCGGCTGCCCCGCCGTGGTCCATGGGCTCAACTGGTTCGTTGCCGTGTTGACGCCCTGCTGGACGGCCTGATTGGCCGCCGACTGGCCGCTCTTGATGGCTTGTTGTTGCATGACGCCGCCGGCAATTGCGCCAGCAGCACCGATCCCAGCGGCCGCAACTGCGAAGGGTATGGCACGTACTCCTTATTCCAACTCGAGGTGATGTTCCTCGGCCACCACGGGCTCGTCGGCCTCGAGGTGGTCCGCGTTGTGTATACAGGCGAGTACAACGCCCGGCGTGAGCGTTAGGAAGCTGTGCATCACGCGTGCGGGTATGCGGATCGTGGCCGGCGCGCAGTATTCGGTCGGGCCGTCGTCATCGCCCTCCCGCCACAGCCGAACGCGGCCTTGCAGCAGGGCCGTCAGGTGCCCAAATTCGTGCGCATGCTGCGGCAACAGCGTATCGGCGTCGGGGACGCGATAGACTTTATAGTAGATACCGGCGTATATACTGACGCTGATCGTCTCTGGCTGGTTGGCGGCGCGTTTCATTCGCACCTCATGCTCACGATGAGCGTCACACGATCCGTCTGGCCCTCGTTCACCGTGCTATGAACCTGCAGGTTGTCGAACAACCAAGCGTCACCGACGTTCATCACCACGCGCTCATCCCCGCATGTGTTGAAGCACCCAGGATTTGTCGCCAGCGGAAGATATGCTTTCGTCTGGAACCACTCGCTGTGCCATCGCCCCTTGTCGTCGTGCGGCGCAACCTGGCCTCCTGCGGAAACGCGTGTTATGAGGATGCCACCGAGCTGCACGGCCTCAACGCGAGACATCAACCCGAACACGATCGGACGGAGATGCGGCAGCGCGTGCCATGCGGGATAGAACACAGGCACATGCGGCTCAGCGAATGCCTCCACGTCGTTGAGCTGATCAGGCGCCCTGAACCGCACCCAGATGTCATCTGTTCCTACAAACGAGCCAGCGCCACCCGTGCGCGCGGTGTGCTGGTTCCACAACTCCGGTTGCCGGTATAAATCCAGCGCGAGCGGCAGTACCTCGACGCCAGCAGCGATCTTCACGAAGTTCCGCATCACCGCATCCTACGAGCCCTGATCGTGCCACTGGCCGTCATGCTGCCGGTGAAGCCCGCCTGCGCCACCAGCCACACGGTCACGGTCGCTGTCTCGCTGTAGCGCCGCGTCGCAGTCGAGAGGCCCTGCGTGACCGCTCCAGTCGACACAGTTGCGTTGATCTGCGTCTCAAGGCCATCAATGGCACCAACGGCGGCGGCATAGAAGTTGTGCGTGCCAGCCCCGGCATTGAACTGCACATGGCCAGACACGTCCCAGTCGCCCGCCGTCAGAGCCAGCGATACGATGTTCACAGCCGCGTTGTTCGTCAGCGCAATGCCGCTGGCTGTCGCGGTCAGGTACTCCCCGATCTGGCCGGCTGCCGCATCCGAGCCGTCGGTCACGCCGGCGCCAGCGCCAACCTTGGCCGCCAGCTTGTTGACCTGATCCGCGACGCTCTGGTGATACTCGGTCCATGCCTGCGAGTGCTGCTGGCCCGATGCATCGGCCACGATCGGCGCATCATAAAATGGTGGATCGACCAGCTTCTGCGCGGTGACGGAGGATGACATCAGGATGCACCAGCGGTGATGTCCGCATCGACAGCGTATATACGCGTCAACCCGTGGCACGTCAGCCGGAACGTGCGCTGCCGAAAGCTGCCCAGCCGCGTCGTATATACACGCTTGCGGAGTTCGCTCGGCAGCCCCGCCGACATGGTGCGCTGTGGCCCCCACGTCCTCGAGCCGTCATCGCTCCACTCAAGCAGCACGTCGCCCGGGGTGTTGGTGCCGCCCACCTCCATCTCGATCTCGACGCGAGCGCAGAACGCGCGCCTGGTGGCGGCCCAGAGTGGCGGCAGCGTCGCCTGGCGGATCACATCGATGTTGATGTCGTTCGCCCCCATGGCGAGCGTGTAGAGCCAGCCTGTCGTCCGGTCGCCATACAGATGGAGTGAATTGTTGTCGGTGGCGGCCACCGTCGTCCCCCACGGCGCTGATCCATCGGTGCTGGTGGAACGCTCGTGCCAGTTGCCGGTGGCCACGTCATACACCAGCGTTCGGTTATCGATCGTCGTCAGGCTATAGAACCAGTGGCCGCGATAGGCGTGCGTCAGCGCCCACAGGGCCACCGTGCTGGGACCGATGATCGCCTCGATGGCGTGCGTAGAAACCCGCTGCTGCGTATAGCCCTTCGAGCGGTAGACAATCCCGTCTAGGCCGACCCACCACACCGATCCATCGGCGCGGCAGACCGACATGGGCGAACCCGTGCCGGTCCAGATCACACCGCCTGAGGCCCGGCGGAACGGGAAGAAGCTCTCGCCCGCGGTCAATTCCAGCCCGGACGAACCGGCATCATACCAGACCTCGAAGCCGCTCTCGCCCACCGTCCAGATTTGTCCGCGGTGGCTGATCACCCGGCGGATGACGTTAGGCAGTGCATCGGAGAATACAAAGTCGAGTGCAGCAAACGCTGACGGATCGAGTAACCGGGAGATGAACCATTGCGCGCTGTCACCTAGCGCCGAGAAGGCGAAATACCCATCGACATAACAGACGCTCGTGGCACCCGGATAATCCGGGTCGGTGATCTGGTTGAGGGTGTCGGTGGGCAAGTGTCCGCAGGTATAGGCATTCGGCGCAGAGCAGACGACAACCGCGGTCGGCCCGGCGGCAATCGTCACGAAGGAGTTCCACGGGCTGGTGCCGGCGTCGGGCACACCGACGGCGCCGATTGGCGTAGCTGTCGGGTTGCCGCCGAGATCGAATGTCACGCGGAACGCCTCGACCCCGCTCACCACGTAGATACAGCCTGGCTGGTCGTCGTTCATCGCCAGGATAGGGCCAGTGCCGACCGGGATGTAGGGCACCAGTCCTGGCGTCGAGACCAGGGCAGCCGCCACACGAGCGTCGTCTGGCGCCTTCTCGGCCATCAGGTTCACGAGGCGTTTAGCGACCAGCGGCAGCGACGGATGCTCATAGCTTTCCAGCGGAAACGGTATCCGCTGCATGCCGGCCGGCGCGGCCTGGGTGGTTTGTCCGCTCATGCGACGTTGTTGGCGAACACGCGGGTCGTGCCAGGGATGCTGGCGGCCCAGCCGCCGAACACGTTGCCGCAGACGTTGTGCGCGCCGTCCAGGCTGACGGAGAGCACGGCACCAGAGGCGGCGCCCTTCGGGGTAAACCGGCACCCGTTCATGGTCAGCAATACAGCGTCGGTGATGGACACAGCCGCGAGGGTCCGTGTGGTCTGCGGCATGTTGAAGTGGCAGCCGTTCAGGATGACGATGCCGTTGGTGAAACTCGCCACCGCTGAGTGATTGGTACTGGCGGCCATATCAAAGCGGGATGCCGAAATTTGCAGCGTTATCCCGACACTAGCGGATGTCTGGATCATCCCGCCGGCCAGCGTCACGGTTGCCAGGAACCAGCACGCCGACATCGACAGGTTGCCGCCCGCCATCTCCACGGCGTAGCCGGTGGATGCTCCCATAGTGAAGTCACACCCCGACACTTCCAGGTTGCCGGCCGCTATGTTGATCCCTGCATAGGTGTCAAAATCGCAATTCGTCACATTGCCGATTGTTGAGCTGGTGCCATCGGCGCTGACGATCAACTGAATGCCCAGAGAACAATAGAACAGGCAGCCGATGACGTGCAGGTCATCGCAGCGACCGCTCAGAATGCCGCGCGCGGCCCCATGGTAGATCGTGGTTTGATTGGCGGTCAGCAAATCCGGCTCGAACCGGCAGGACTGCACAGTGATGCTGTCGGCCTCGCCATCCAGGTAGATGTGCCAGTCGAAGCAACATAGCTCGCAGTCGACAATCGATGCGCCAGCGGCATTCAAGCGCAGATCGATCCCGACCATCGCGGCGTTGATTTTGATCCGGTGCCAGGTGGCGCGTGCGACTGACTGGCAATAGAAAGCTGCGGGGTAGTGAACGAGCGCGCTGGTGTCCGTCGTGTCGGGTTGGGCGAAGTTGATCTGGAAATCGCGGAACTGCGGCCCCGGCACCCACGGGCCTCCTGGACAGACGAACACACCCTGCGCCGAGAGGTTGAAGCTGCTTGGGATGGCGATGATGGTGACGCCCTTGCCGTCGCCCTCGATCACCTGGCCTGGGGTTGTGCAGTTGATGGCGTTGGTAATGCGGAAGGCGACGGGCGGGCGTGGCATATAGACCCGCTTACCTGTGGCGATCGCGGCCTGAAACGCGGCGGTATCGTCGTGAACATTGTCGCCGATCGCGCCGTAGTCGAGCACGTTGGCAATGGTGCTCCAGCGGTCAGCGTTCGAGCGCGGTGTGGTCGACCCGGTTGCGGTGACCATGTTGGTGTAGTCGCGGAATTGCGTCGCCGCGAACCGCCCGGAACCGGCGCGCTCGCCGACCACGGACGAGCTGTCGTTGACCGCGCCGAGGTCGGGCATGTCGGCAATGCGGACGCCGCCGATCGTGGTGCTCATGCCAGTAGTGCTCCTATCCGATCATCGTGACGATGGGGCCGTTGCGCACAGCCGTGGTGTAAGTAATGACAATGATGCCCTGCGCGCCACCAGCAGCGAGTCTGCCGGTTCCAAAGTTGCAGGCTCCGCCGCCGCCGCCATACAAACCGCCTACGCCGCCAAATATAACCGCTGTTGTGCCAGCCCCGCCACCACCACCACCACCACCGCCAGGGCCAGCTACCGCACTATTGCTGGTCTGAACATAACCAACGCCTGCGCCACCGGCTCCGCCCGCACCACCTGAGGCACCGCCGCCACCGCCACCACCAGAACCGTGCGAGCCGGTGCCGCCGGTTGAACCACTGGCGCCTCCCGTTCCGCCTGCGGTGCTATCATGTGCGGTTCCACCCGCACCGCCAATCAAGCTACCAGCAACACTGGCGGCAGTATTGCCAGCACCGCCACCGTCCGATGCACCCCCACCGTTTGCATTGGCACTTGCGCCAGCGTTGCTTGCCGCTCCCACCGCTCCTGCACCATTTGGACCACCTGCACCACCGCCGCCGCCGCCGCCAAAACCCGCAGCGACCGTGAAAGCCGCGCCATCACCGCCCGAGTGCGCGCCCGTTGTTGGTGTGCAGGCTGAAGCAAGGCCACCAGCGCCCTTAGTATTCCCTGCCGCCCGACCGCCGCCGCCAGCTTTAGCAACAACAGTGTTAGAAGTGGTATCGAAGATAGTGTCTGTGCCAGCGCCACCGTTGGCACCGGTTGCTCCAGCCGCACCGCCTTGGCCGATCTGGATGTTGATAACGCTCGACGGCGTAAGAGTGACATTTGGCTTCACTGCGTAAGCACCGCCGCCGCCGCCAGACGAGTCAAAAGAGCCGACGTTATTGTTCGAACCACCAGCACCACCGCCGCCAATGCACTCGACCGTATTGGCCGCCGAGTTCCAGTCACTTGGAACGGTCCACGTCGTGCCGCTGGTGAGGAATACGACGGCCATCTAGCTCCACGTCACGGCAAGCGACAGCAGCGCATCTGTCGGGCTGCCGGTCGCTGATGTGATCACTGCGGTGATGCGCTGGCCTGCTGTGAAGGTGTTCGCCGCCGTTGCATTGGTGGTCGCAGGTGTTGCACTGCTCACTGCCACTGCGCTCAGTCCTGTCACGTTGGTGCCGTTGATCTGGATCGCGACGCTGAACGAGCCGTTGCCGGTGAAGTAGGTCAGCGCATTGACGGTGCCGTTATATGGTGCGTCGTAGGCCAGCCAGACGGTGTCGTTGCTGACAATGGCGCCGGTCACCCACTGGGCTTGCAGGCGTGCCGTGTTGCGGGAAGTGGCTGGCGTGCCTGGAACGCCCTGCGGGCCTTGCGGCCCTGTGGCACCCGTTGGGCCGGTGGCACCTGTCGCGCCGGTCGCTCCAGCGGCTCCGGCGGCGCCAGTAGACCCGGTCGGTCCTGCCGGTCCAGTAGGCCCTGCCGGTCCTGTGGCCCCCGTAGGCCCCGTTGGTCCTGGTGGCCCCCCTGATGGCCCAACCGGCCCTTGAGGCCCTGGAGGGCCCTGCAAGGTGTCTGGCAAGCCATCTGAGATGTAACTGAGCAGCGCGCTCGCAGCGAACCGCCCGGACCCTGCCTTCTCGCCAACCACCGAGGAGCTATCGTTCACAGCGCCGAGGTCTGGCATGTCCGCGATACGAACACCGCCGCTGAACGGCACATCAGTGCTGGCCGGCGTCCTGACCTCTATCGTCATCCCGGCAGGCAACACAACCGGCGTGATCACCGTCATGGAATGCGGCCCTCGAGCACAATCACGCTGTCATCATCGGTCAGCACGGGCGGTGTCGGATCGGTCAGCAGGATGACCGGCGCCCCGATGGCACGCGGAATGCTGTAGGCCAGATGCAGATGCCCCTCGGCCAGCAGGTCGGTGCCACCGCCGCCGTCATAGTCGAGCTGCAGGGCGTAGGCGCAGCGGCGCGGCCAGCCTGCCATGGTGGCGGTGGGGAAGCTGATGTCGAACGCCCCGAGTGCATCGGAGATGACACCGGTCCCCACCCACAGCACGGTCTGCGGGCATTGCGGCCAGTGCCAGTAGGCACCGTAGTCCCACGACGAGCGGCCGTGCTGATCCGGCCAGACGAGCATTTGCAGCGCCGGACCGCCGATGCCGCCGGTCAGGTCGATGCCCTGGGCGCAGACGCTGTCGCTGTCGACCACGGTGACGCGCAGGAATAGGCTGTCGGCGCGTCCGAGCACCAGGTCGCGGCGCGGGATGTGGACCGGCGAGGTGCGCATGTAGGGCACTGTCATGGCGAATGAGGGCATGCTGTGCTCCTACCGGCGGTTGGGTTCGATCGGCTGCATGTCCATGTCAGACACCACTGACCGCAGCCCATGTGCCGCCGCCAGCCGACACGTAAAGTCGTGAGCCAACGGGCGGTCCAGGCACTCCCTGTGCGCCAGGTGGTCCGCGCCAGCCGTCGCCCGTGGGATCGCACGGCACGTCAGCCGGCTGCGGGAAGCCGATGAACACCGGGCCGCCGGGGATGCTCACACCGTCAGGCATTGTCGGCATCCTCCATGGCGAACCGTGGCTGCGACTGCTGCTGTAGCTGCTGCATCAGCGCGTCGATGATGGGGCGCACCACGCGATGCTGGCCCATGTCCAGATGCTGCATCACAGCGTTCCACTGCTCGGCGGTGAGCGTGGCGGAGAGTTGGCGCGATGGCTCGATCGGCTGCATGTCCATGTCAGACACCCGCCACCGCAGCCCATGTGCCGCCGCCGCGTGAGACGTAGAGTGTAGCTCCTACTGCGCCGCCTACCCGTGAGTAGAGCGAGCCGACCGGCTGTGTGGATGCGGGCGCTGCGCTGCCGGTGGTCCAAGACGGACCAGCGCCACCACCGATGAAAAGAGCACCGGTATTGACCACCAATCCGCCCGCATTAAAGTATCCAATGATGCTGCTGCCAGAATAGAACAGATGGGCAGAACTGACGACATAATTCACACCTGAACTGGTAACAGTAATACCAGCGCCGCCGCCCCAAAGATCGATGTGTTTGCTGAAGTCGTTGTATGCCGAGGCGTTCTGAGAGCCAAAATGCAAACCGCCAACATTACAGTTGATACCGCCAGCATTACAGCTAATTGCGGCACTCACATGCAATCCGTTGGTATCAAATGATGCTACGTTCGTCCCAGCACAGTAAATCGTATGCCCCGAGCCGCTGATATAGTTCAGACTGCCTGGAGTAACACTGAACCCAGCATAACCACCGCCATAAAGTTCGATGTGGCGCGACAGATCGGTGGGGCCGCCTGAAGCCGTCGTCGATCCGAAATGCAAACCGCCGTTCATTGTGCCGCCCGCTGCGGTCAGCAGTCCGGTGCCATCCACGCTGAACCCGATGGAGTTTAGAAATTGACCGCTGAATGTGACGTGGCTGAAGTCAATACCGGACAGTGCGGTTCGCGCCGGTCCCCCTGTGCTGCCGACCCCAGGATCGGCATAGATCATAATCCCCTGCGTTGGGTTCATCGGCCACCAGCCATTTGGTCCGCTGAACACCAGCCCCCGCCGCCACCCATTTGACAGCGGACTATCCGGGCTGATCCCCACCGAATAGGCATAGCTCGGCTCGCTCGACTCAACAGCGTCGTTGCCTTGCAGTGTTGCCTGATAGGCTCCCTTAGTGACCGATGAACTGCCGGGTTGCATGGAGACATCTACTTCCAGCCCTGCGACCCCTGCGAGGTATTTGGCGTTGCCGGTAGCAACTGACGTGAAGTTGGCACCAAAGATCACGCCGCCATAAGTTGTGCTCGTGCCGCCGAGTGTGCCGTTCGCCTCCGCATTAAGACACAGCCCTTGATGCCAGTTAAAATTGCTTGGACCGTCAGTCGTGTTCCCGACAACAAAGCTAATCTGCTGTGCGATACGAGGCCCTTTGGTGCCGCTGCAATTATAATAGTTCGCCACATGCGCAACCGAGTTGGCATTCGGCGCCTGCACGCTGTCGGTTCCGAGGAACAGATTGAACTGCGGCTGGCCGCTGTCCGTGATCGTGCCGCTGTACTGGCCATTGATCTGCACTGATTGGCCGCCGTGCGTAGCGTAGGTCGGATTGTTCGCCACATAGAGCGGCGTGGAACCGTCGAACAGCGTTGGACTGCCGCCCTGCGTGCCGAACGATGCACGCCACGCTTCGACGTTGCCATGGGTCAGGATGTTGCCCGTCACTGTGCCACCGGTCAGCGGCAGGAACGGGCCTCCGGGCGGCATCGGACCCGCAGGCCCAACCGGTCCAGGCGGCCCCATAGGACCAGGCGGGCCGACCCACGACGCCGGATCAGGCGGCCCGGAGGCCGTGCTATAATCGGAATAATTGAGACGATAGGCCATGAGGAGCGTGCTCCACTGGTGTTAGAAGTACGCGGTCGACACCGTCTCGCCGCTGCTGGGCAGTGCGATGTAGCGGTAGATCGCCACCATCGCGTCCTGGGTATCGCGTGGGTCGGTATCGCCACCGAACAGCGGTGCCAGCGCATCGGCCGCCAGCGTGGCGTACGGGTCGGCCAGAGGGTCTGGAATATCGAGCGAGGTCCACCGAGCAATGCCGCGCATCACCAGATCGTCGTGGACATTCGTCACCGCCTGCTGCGCGTTGGTGTCGGCCGAAAGCACCATGGCACCCTTGCGGATGCGCGCCTCGAGCAGCGCGACGATCGCCGGGTCGATGGATTTGCCGAAGGACGACCCCGCCATCGCCGCGGTGAGCTTGGTGTACTCCTCGACGAACGCGCGCGGGACGCTGCCGACCGGCCACCACACCACGCCCTGCGCATCGAGCGCCGCATGCACGCTCGACACCTTGTCGCGCATGAAGTCCATGTCGGACGGGATGGGCGTTTCATCCGAGGCGATGACGCCCAGTTCGATCAGGGCACCAATCGCGACGGTGTCGAATGAAACCATCTCGGTGAGGGTGGGTGAGTCATCGAGCGGCACCACGCGCACGCCAAGACGACGCAGGGCAATCTGCGCAATGGTGCCGACCGATGTCGTCATCTCAGGCCACCACGACGCCGACTGACGGAGGCGCTGCCGCCGAGCCTGCCGCGTTGGTCGCAGTCACGGTGCAGGTAGCGTTCTTACCGACATCGCCGGCCTGCACGTCGTAGGTCGCAGCGTCGCTGCCGGCTGCCGCGTCGTCGAGCTTCCAGGCGTAGCTGTAGGACGTGGGCTCGCCCGACCATTCGCCCTGCGTGCAGTTCAGCGTCGTGCCGCTCTGCGTGACCTGCGGCACGGTGGTGTTGGTAGGCGCCGTAGCACCGCCTCCACCGCCCTCTGGAGGCGGCGGTGTGGCCTCGTTGCCGGTGAGGATGCCAGCGGCCAGGGAGGTCATCCGGGTGGCCTTGCTGGAGATTGGCGGCGCGTTGCTTCTGGCACGCTCCGGCGGCGGCTCCAGCGGTGCCATCGGCGGCGGTCCGCTTGGGTTCTGCGGATCGAGGCCCACCGCAGCAAGGCCCTCGTCGCGGACCATCTGGTTCTCCTCGATGGTGCCGGCAGCGCCGCCGCGCGCTCCGAGACCGGCCTCGGAGTTGTAGTCGAGGATGATCTGCGCGCCGATGCTGCTGACCGCCTGCGCCTCCTTGCGCTCGGCCTCCATCTTCTGATCGACGGCCGGTGCGGCACGCGCCTCCGATGGTGGGCGCCAGCCCGGCTGACCTGGCTCCGGTGGTCCTGCCGGATACCCGGCCCGCTGCTCACCTGGCCCGGGCGGTGGGAGTTGCGACTGCTGGCTGGGATGCACGCCATGCATCTCGCCGTGCTGGTTCTTGTCACTCGGCATATCTGGTCTCCTAGAAGTATAGCGCAAGAAATAGCTGATGATCACACAGTTATGCGTCAGCTACAGCCGCACTCCAAACTGTGACCACGCCGTTGTCCACTGGTTTTGTTGTATCAACAGTGGGATCAACACCAAAGCGGAGCTTCTGCACGCCGCGGATCTCCTCCACGCCAACGCCGTTGAAGAACCCATAGTCGCGTCGGTTCTCGATCACTTTGGTGCGCTGAGCCCAGGCAATGCCGATCGCCTGCGCGCCGCAGAGATACGACGCAGCGACATCGGTGGTGCCCCCAGAGCCAGCGCCCGCCAGCACCGGCAGTTCAGGGATTTCGCGGATGATGACGCCGTCGTAGAGGATGTCACCAGCGGTGAACAACGGATTGTCGGAGCCGCGGTTCCAGGCATATTGCAGGGCGTTGATGATGACCGGATCGAGCATCAGGTCGCGAAACGCCATGCTAGGCACGAACATCACGTACCACTCCTCATCCCGGCTGACCCTGATCGGCCGGATCTTGGGCGTGGCGGTGCGCGCGATCCGCTTGGCCAGCGTGACCTGGGCGGCGGTCAGCTTGTCGGCGGTGTTGTCGACGTTGGTCAGCGAGGTGGCATAGACGCCAGTGTTGTTGGATTTGCTGGCACCAAACAGCACGCGATCGGAGTTGTTCACCAGCCAGGTGTTGCGCTGTGCTGCGGTGGCCGCCGCGTAGGTGATCTGCACATTGCCGTCTGCCGTGATGGCACCGAGCGATGTGATGATGTCGGCCCTGAGCTTGTTGGCGGCCCAGTTCTTGAGCACCTGGCGACCGGCCTGGAGCAGATCGATGATGCTCTTCTGCTCGTCCCATTCACTGACCGCGACCGCGTGGCGGATGACGCCGACGGTGACGTTCAGCGAGCGGGCGTTCAGTATCTCCTCGTTGCCCTCGAGCACCGTGTTGCCCGTTACGCCGGCGCCGACCAGATTGCGCACGGTGGGGAAGACGACGGTGTCGCCTCGTTTGCGCGTAAGATCCGTCTGTAATTGGATCATCGCGTCCATTGTGGTGCCGAAATAAACGCTGAATTGATTTTCGCGCAAGTACTCGACCCAGAAATCACTTTGCCAAATTATTGGCGTTAGTCCTGGTCTACTCGGCGTGACATTCATGTCGGCCATTGCCGAACACTCCTATACTTGGATTGATCTTGCTCCTTTCGCTGGATCACGCCCGGTATAGGCTCGGCGGCAGCCACGTACGCCCGTTAAATCGGTCGGCGGCACCTGGGTAAGCACGAACGCCCGTAACCTCGGCGGCAGGAAAATATGCGTGGCGTATGCGCTTCTAAGCTGCTTTCGCTGGACATATTTTGTGGTAGAAGGGCGAGGCCCAGGCCGCTTGCAGGCGGTTGACTGGGCCTCTGACCACCGAGTGAGGAAACCACCCAGATGGCTAAATCTTACGTTACAGACCTAACGGCAGAGCAGCTACGCGCGTTGCTCCACTACGATCCCGATACCGGCTTCTTCCGGTGGCACGAAGGGATCGACCATTGGCGAGCAGGCTTGCCGGCAGGGACGCTCTATAAGCAGAGGCCGAACGGCCCCAAGCGTGTTGCGATCGGCATCGGCACCACGTCAGAAGAGAAATACAAGGTCATCGGCGTTCGCAAGCGTGTCTATAAGGCGCACAGGTTGGCGTGGCTCTATGTCTACGGCGAATGGCCAGATGGCCAGATCGACCACATCAACGGCGACCCCACCGACAACCGTATCGTCAATCTGCGCTTAGCTACTCTAGCTGAGAACTCCAGAAATCGCGGCCTGCGCGCAGACAACACGTCGGGCATCAAAGGCGTTTCTTGGTCCAAGAAGAGCAATAGATGGCTAGCACACTTGGGACACAACGGAAGACTGCTCCACCTTGGCCTGTTCGACACTATCGAGGAAGCCAGAGCGGTTCGTGAAGAAGCCGCACGGCGCCTACAAGGCCAATTCTACCGAGCCACGTAATGCCCCTGCACCACTAGTAGCGCACCTGCCCGCTGCCGTTCGTGTTGCGTCTGTTCTGTACCGGCGCGAGCACGTCCTCGAGGCTCGGTTCGCCGGACCACGCCCCCGCCGTGCGCCCTGCGACGCTGCGGGCGGTGCCAAGCGATGGCTGCATGCCGGCGGCGGGTGATGGGACGGGCGCCGGCTTGGCTTCCTGCTCCCACTGTGCGCGGCCCTCGGCCAGTATCTTCTCGCGGTATGCGGCCGGATCGTCCCCGACATCGCGCACCAGGCGCAGGCGATCGACCTCGCGGGTGAGCCAGGCATAGGGGTGCGGCTGGCTGTAGAGCTTGCCGAACAGCGTCGGGTCGGCGTTCGCCAGGTTGCGGAACTCCTGCACGTACTCGGACAATTTCTCTTGCCCGATCTTATCCGCCAGCATCATCTCGGAGTTGTTCAACCGCTCGTTGAGCAGCGCGGCCTGTTGCTGCTGGACGAGATGCTGGGCGAAGCCGCGGGGGTCGGCGGCAGGGTCTGGCGGCGGCTGTGGTGGTGCTTGTTGCTGCGGCGGCGGAGCTGTGGCGCGGCGTTGGGCGTCCTCGAACTGACGCTGCAGCTCCTTGTGCTTGGTTTCGGCCTCGACCGCACGCGCTTTCCAATCCTGCCGCTTCCGCCGCTCGTCCTCGTAGGCGCGGCGCGGGATGACCGGCTCGCCCTCGAGCGCTTCCGGTGGGTCGGTGTCCTCCTCGGGCTCCGGCTTGGCTGCGGCGGGCTTGGCGGCCGGTTCGGCCTTTGCCTCGGGCTTCGGCGCCGGCGCCTCTGGCGCTGCCTGCGGGGCCTCTGGCGGGGCTTCGGTGACGGTCGCGGTCTCGCCCTTGAGGAACGACTCAAGTTGCTCGTTGGCCATGGTGATGTCCTGTGGTGACCCCTGGGGGGATTAGTCGTGCTGCAACTCACTCGGCAGCGGCGGCAGCGTGCGGGCGCCGGGTCGCAGCGGTTGTGGTGGTCGTTGGCGTGGTTCCGGTGGTGGCACCTCGCCGGGCTGCTGCCGCATCTTCGGCAGGTGCAGCGCCTGCGTCTGCTTGGTGACGCTGTATTTGCTGCGCCCCAGCAGGCGCCCGATCAGCACGGGCCCCATGCCGTTCTCCCACATGCGGCGCAGCGTGGTGCGCTCCTCGTCCGTCCAGGGGACGCTGACCACGTGCTTCATGCTGGCTGGCATGGCGGCTCTCCGCTACGCTGGGGTTCTGCGTCAGGGGTCAGGCCGCTGTGTCGACAGCCTGATCTTGCCCGTGCGGCCGGTCACAGCGGCACGCTCGGGAAGTTGGGGAATGGGGCGGGGAAAAGCCGCGTAGCCCGCCGACCTGGAGACGGGTGCCGATCTACGGTGGCGCAGACAAATTGTGGCGTGCTATGCTGAGTTCCGCGATAAGTCCGAGAACTTCAGCGCCCCGTATCTCCCATGTGAGTGCGGGGCCTTTTCTTATGCCCGGAGGCCGGTGAATTGTGGCAACTGGCACCTGACTGGGGGTAGCTATCGGAAATGGGCATTTTGAAGAGTTGGAGGTGGCCATGACCGCTTGGGAACGCCGGATGCAGGCCGCATTGCTAGACGCCGCCGACCAGTTCGCGCGCTATGCCGACTATCATCTGGCCAAGAACCCGCCGGATCGCGAGAAGGCGGCGACGAACACCGAGTGCGCAGCGTTCTGCCGGAAAGCCGCAACGGAGCCAGACAGCGTGGCGTGAGGGGCATTTTGAAGAGTAGGAACCCGATGTTCGATCCTCGCCGACAATGCCACTGGTGCGGCAGCGCCAATTTCCGCAGCGTCACCGGCTATGCTGGCGAGCGCCAGTGCCTCACCTGTGGCTGGGGTGGCGAGGGCGAACCCGACGTGCCGTGCATGTTCTACAAGCTGATCCGGCTTGAGGGGCAGGTTGATGAGTAGGAGGCGGCATGGCCCACGAATGGCTGGCGATTACGGCCCCGAACGGGGAGCAGGGATATCAGTGCCAGCGGTGCAGGCTCACCGCGATCCATCTCCCGGTCCGCTCCTCCTGCCCCCCGAAGCTGATACCGACGCTGGCAGAATTGCTCGATAAGGTACACCGCGAGCAGGAGGCGGCTATGGCCTCAGCAGACACTTCTCCACGATCCGGTTGAGCAGCTCGGTGCGCGCCGAGACGTTGTGGTCGAACACCCACCAGAACACGCCAAGGAACACGATGTTGAGCACGATCAGCATCAGGAACGCTGGCGGCAACACCCGGATCAGACGCTCCGAGATCCCCGCCAGCAGCCCGTTGGCGCGCTCCTGCTCGGTCACCGTTCTTTAGGCATCTCATAGGCCCGATACACCGCAGCCGGATCAGCGATCTCCTGCTTGAACGTCGCGGCATATTCGTAAAGCAGCTCGATCGCTTTGATCGCGGTCTCATTCACATAGAAATGCGAACGCTCCACCGTCGCCTGCTTGCGCAGGCTCTCGAGGTGATCAATCACGGTGAAGATCCTAGCAACGTTATTCACGCGCGCCGAGGCCGCACCAGCCCCAATCCCAGCAGCCCGACGCCAAGCAGCGCCAGGCTCGCCGGCTCCGGTACCGCGGCAGGCGATGCTGAGAACGTCCCCGACACGGACGCGGTGAACGAGCCAATACTGGTGCCAACGATCTGGAATGCCGGCGTGATGCCAGCGAACGCCAACCCCACCGCGCTCGGATTGAACAGGTCGGTGATCACGTCGGATGTCAGTGTCAGGCTGTCAGGCGGGGCACCAACGGCGAGCGCGCCACCGGCCCCACTGCCGAACGTCACGTCGGCGAATGTGCCCGACAGGTAGTTGGTGCCGCCGCCGCCCGCCGCGCTGGTAATGCTGAACGTGCCGCTGAACTTCTGCGCGGATCCACCAAGGATCGGTTGGGCGGCACCCACCGAGGCCGCACTCAGGTCGAAGAAGGCCGCGGTCGGGCTGCCATTCTCGATCTGTGTGATGCTGATCGACGCATCGGTCGCGCTCAGCGTGGTGGCGGTCTGCGCGCCGTTCTCCGTCGCCGTGATCGGCGTGCCGGCAGTCTGGCCGAACGAGAGAACGACAACGGCATTGGCCGGCGCGTGGAAGAACATGGCGGCCGCGATGATGCTGACGCCGAGCAGTGCGTGTTTCATGACGTGAAGCCCCTGTGGGTTTGTTGTTCTACTTGTGCGGCGTTGGCGTGGGCTGTGGAGCCGGAGGCTCAGCGTTGATCTCCAGACTTGGATCGATGACGACATATTTCCAACCGAAGCCCGGTAGATACACGAGGCACCAGTATGTGCCCGACGCGATTGGGTGCGACGGGTGCGGGTCCATGCCGGTAGGAGGCAACGTCTGATCAGGGCGCGGCGGCGAGCCACCGGGAGCTATCGGATGGGTGGCTGTAGGTGGTGCCCCGCCAGGCGCAATCGGATGCGCTGGATGGCCAGGGCTGGGCCAGATCGTGCCAGGCGGCGGCTTGCTGCCTCCAGGTGGGATCGGCACTATGGGATGCGCAGGCACCGGAGGCGGCCATATGCCAGGCGGTGGCGGCGGGATTGGCAACGAGTTGTCGATGCCTGGCTGATCGCCCGGGAGCCCTTGGTCCGGATATTCGCCGCTCATCCCCTCGACGTTCAAATAGCCGCCCATGACGTGAACTCTAGCCATCATAATTCTCCATGTGTTGATGTCGTTGCGTCGTTACGTCGTTGCGTCGTTGCGTCGTTGCGTCGTTACATGTGCGGCGCCAGAAAGTCCCGCAGCGCAGCAGCGAGCTGATGGTGGTGCCCCATGTGCCCATGCACGGGCGGCGGCACAGGCGGCGGCTCTGGCGGGGGCGGCAGCGGCGGTGGCTCGGGTGGTGGCAATGGCGGCGGTGGCGCCGGGGGTGGCTCAGAGACCGGCGGTGGGGCGGGTGGCGGATCACCACCCGGATTGCTGATGAAGCTGAGCGAGCTGGTATCGAGAGTGGGCCGGCTGGCCAGCAGCACAGTGTCGCCGGCCGCGGGAAGCCCCCAGACGCTGTTGCCGCTCAGCGTCGGCTGGGTCGCAGCGTCAAGCAGGAACCTACCGGACGGATCGTCGTTGATGATGGTGTTGCCGGCGATCGCAAAGCTGGTGCCGGGGTTGGATGCGCCCTCTTCTCCATAGGCCACGATAAACGGGTTCTGGGTGTTGGGCCCCTGCTCGATCGTGTTGCCGCTGATCGTGGCGTTGCCGCCGTTCGGTAGGTCAATCGAGTAGCTGGCGCTGCCGCCGTTGTCGAAGATGCGGTTGCCGGTGATGGTGTTGCTGACAGCCCGGGATTTGATCTCATGACCTACGATCGCGTCGTGGACGTAGGAGTTCGTGAGGGTGAAGGATGCAATAGCACCGACGTAGATGTTATGAGTCGATCCAGATCCATCGCCATTGTTGGCAAACTCTGAATGGTCGATGGCAATTGAACCGTTGCTATCAGCGGCGCCGAGCAATCCTTCTTGGTTGTCGTGGAAGTAGTCGTTCGACAGCGAGAGGCTGCCGCCCTCGTAGCGGATCGCAGCGCCATTTCCGTCCGGTACAGCCACCCCGCTAATGTCGAACCCATTGATCGCGACATTGGCGCCACTCTCCGTGATCATCGCCTTGCCGTTGGGCGGGCTGGTGGTCTCCCGCATCAGCACCTCGCCGCCCACCGCCTGCAGCGTGATCGAGGTGCGAATGGTGAGGAACTGGTCGACATACGTCCCGGCCTGCACGTCGATCGTGTCACCGGATGCCGCGGCGTTGATCGCGTCCTGAATGCTCTGCCCGTTGCTGACCGTCAGGATTGCCATTGGACCTCAGTATGTCGTTGCGGGTTGGACTCGACCGTGCTGTGGTGGTGCACCGCGTCCGTGCAAGGCGCGCGGGAGAGTAGCGGGCGGTAACCGCCAGAAGCCGCCCCTACTCGCTATCCCTGCCTGTCGTCACGCAACGTTGGTGTTACGCGCTGAAAGTCGGCCACGGTCGGTCCCAACTCATCGATGTCACGCAGGCAACGGCCATTCGGTAGGGCGCCGCAGACAGGGCACACAACGCCCACACGGACAATCCAGAGCCCACCTGCACAAACCCATCCATCCCCAAGAGGTTGGGTCATGTGACAGCGGTGATTAGCAGCACGACCAGCGCCAGCACCATGATCCCGAGCAGCGCCCCGTGGCTCACCAGTAAGGCCCGCGCCCGATGCCGAACAGAAGGAACAGGACGATTATCAGGAGGACAACGGCACCTATTCCGCCAAACCCGCCATAACCATAATACCCACGGTTATAGCCCACGTACCCGCCTCCCAGTCCTCCGAATAACAGAATGACCAGGATTATTATGACTAGCAAAGACATCTGACTGCCCTATGCTGCGAGACACCGCCAGTGCTGCAAACACCGGCGGCGCCTCTGACCATCACGCTATCTGGAGTAAGCGACATGGCTGATAAGAACCTACGCAATTCGTTGACCGCTGAGCAACTTCGCGCTGCTCTGACCTATGACCCGGAAACGGGTGTTTTTACGTGGCGTCGCCGGGCCGACATGACGAACTCATGGAACACGCGCTGGGCAGGCAAGGTGGCCGGCTATCCTAGCGGTGGATACACGGTGATCATGATCTATAACGTTAACCAGCGCGCCAATCGTCTTGCGTGGCTGTGGACGACCGGCGAATGGCCTCCTGGCGGCGAAGTGGATCACATCGACACCGACAGAAGCAACAATGCCTGGACGAACCTCCGAGACTCAACCCGACAGCAGAATAGCTGCAACGGCCCTATGAGATCGACGAACACCAGCGGATTTAAGGGCGTCACCAGATGCGGAAACAGATGGACGGCCTATATCACAGCGAACTATCGGCGTACCCACATCGGATGTTTCGGTACCCCGGAAGAGGCTCACGCAGCCTATGTCGAGGCTGCTAAACGGCTTCACGGGGAGTTTGCGCGTGTCGACTAGGGCGCTCCACCGGGCGGGGCGGGCTCCGGGATCGGAGTACGCATCAACCTGTTGGTGGTCGTTGCCACGTTGTGAGCCTGGTGGACTGTATGGATCGTCTGCGCGGCAGTATGCAGCGTGCTCTGCGCTGTGGCCGGGATCTTCGCGGCTGTCAGTAATGTCTCCGCGTGGGTTTTCTCGGTATCGGCTCGCTTCTGCGACAGGTCAGCTAAATGGTGCGCCAACTGAAGATCGGGAGCCATCTGCTCCGGGTTCTCGGCCTGCGGCGGATTGACCTGGGTGGCATTATCGTCCGGGAGACCCATGAAAGTTCTGTGGGCATCGTGAATGGTCGAGGCCGCGCTCACGTTGCGTTCTTTGGCGAGAGCCATGTTTGCAGCAGCTTTAGATTGCAGATCCGCTATCTGGGCCTGCCCATGCTGGGCTGCAATCTGCCCTGCCTGTTGTTGGGCTTGCTGTTGCTGTTGTTGATGTTCCTTCATCCGTTGCAATATCATATCTTTATCCCGAAGCCCTGAGGCCGCGATCAAGACATCGCCAGGGATCAATCCAGGCTGCACCGAAGCCAGTTGGACTAGCGACTGAAATTCTTCCGCCTGTAGCGATGGAATATCAATTCCCTCTTCAATGGTGATATCTACATCCAAATCCGAAATGTCATGCTCAATCCCCACGACCTGCTGCAATCTCGGATCACCTGGTTGTAGTTGCATTTGTTGCATAACCATAGCCCGATGTTGCTCCGGCATATCGGCCAAGCGATCCATCAGTCTGACGGGTCGGTTAATCCCAACCCATCTTGTCTCCCCCAGGTCATCCGTGACCCTGACCCATTTCCCCCCAGTCCAGTATTCCCGAGCTGCTTGCCACGCCGTCTCATAAACCCGCCTGCTCCAGAACCGCAGCGCGTCGGCCAGCGGCTCGTTCTGCGCTGCGCCGCCGGCTTGCATCGCCAGCACGGCCCTGCCGCTCAGCTCGCGCGGATCAGTGCCTGACATGGCTGCATTCGGCCCGCTGAGCTGCATCTCGGCGGTTGCGTGCTGCAGCAGTTGGAACTGACCGGCGGCAAGGTCGGCGGTCTGCTCGATCTCGAACTTCAGCCCCGGCATCACCTCGATGTAGCCATCGGGCTTGGCAACCTCACGCCGCGCCTTGTCCACGTCCGGCACCGCGCCCTGCTCTGCGATGACCTGGCGCACGGACAACAGATGCAGCGCCTTGCTACGCCGCTTGTTGATCTCGTCCTGCAGGCTGATGAGCCCACGTACCATCCCATACCGCTGGTTCTCGCGATTGATGTAGCTGGATTGCAGCAGCAGCCCGCTGCACGACTTGCCCTTGCGGTCCTTGAACTTGGAGCGCTGTGGTGCAGCCAGCAGCCCGCTCTTGGTGAAGGTCGCGCGCCACCACGTCCCACGCTCGGACCAGTCGCACTGGACGAGGCGAATGCGCGTGCGGTTGTTGTCGGTCCAGAACGCGGTCTCGGGCCGGTCGTTGTACTGGTAGTCCGTGCTGCTGAAGCTGCTCTCGATTACGTCCTGCACATCCTCGCCGGGATACATCTCCTCGAGTGCATCGCGGTCGGTCCAGATGACCATGCCCTTGTAGCGCGCATCGCTGAAGTCATACGAGCGGCTGTGCGGATCGTACCAGATGCGATCCCACGGGATGGTGGTGATGGTGATGTTGCACGAGCCCTGCCCGTCGTCCTCGAGGCCCAGGTCAGCGCCACCAGCGCCCTCGATGAGCATGTTGGAGAACACTTCGCTGCGCACGATGGAGAAGTCGTTGTCGTCCGCGATATAGCGCAGTGCCTGCGTGGCGGCGTCGGCGCGATCCTCCTCGGCCGGCGTTCTCGCAAATGCCTTCGGATCCGTGCGCGCCTTGCGCTCCATGCCGCACAGCAGTTGCACTTTATCTGCGACCTTGTTGATGACGATCGCTGGCTGGCCGCGTTCCTTCAGCAGCTTCAGCTCGTCGCGCGTCCACTGGGAGCCGTCGAAATACTCGCGGTCGCGCTGTGCGAGGTCGATCTCGTCTTGGCGCGCCAGCTCGCTCTCCTCGAACCAGCGGATCAGGCGGGCGTGGAGGTCGTCCAGATCCCTCGGGTAAGCGTCCGGATCGCCAGGCGTCAGGTCACGGATCGCCGGCGGCGTGTCGGGGCCGCGGTCGCCGTGTATGTGGAGATGGATGGCGGTATCACTCATGGGATGTGAGGGAGGTTCCGATGTCGGATGATCCGGAGCGGGAATACATCGAGGCGAAGGCTGCTTATGACGCGGCACTGGTCAGGCTGGCTGCGGCGAAGAAGGCGCGTCCGAAGCAGACACTGAAATCCGATCTACGGCGGGCTGAGAACCAGCGGATCGGTGAGGCTGTGTGGCAGGCGTATGTCGAGGGCGCGCGGGACTATCATCTGCTGGCAGATCGCTTCGGCCGCTCCCGGTCCTGGGTTAATAGCCACATCCTGTCGGTTCTGTATCAACGCCGCTTCGGCCCTGAAACGCTGCGTGAATACGAGGAGCGCAAGTGGTGGGAAGATGAACCCTTGCGTCAGAAGGCTGAGCGTGAGCGGCGAGAGGAGCTCGCGCGCCGCGCCTCTCTCTCAGTCGATCCCAAGCACAGCGAGGCGTGGCACCAAGCGTATCAGATGTATGAAAACCAGCGAAAGGCCGAAGAGCAGTCGGACGGGTGATGCCGTCAGTTCGCCTTACGTGCGGCCTTGAGGCGTTGGAACTCGGCCCACTGGCGCAGGAACTCGGCCCAGGTGATGCGCGGGTTGATGCGGCGCGCCACGTCCCACCACTCCAGCCGGTCGAAATCGTCGAGGCGGGTCACTGGCTCGGCTGCTGTTGCTGGGTTCCGGCGGCTGCGGCGCCCCCGCCTGCGATCAGGCCGGCGAGGCCATACTTGCGGAGTATCTCGATCGTGGCGGGGTCGAACACGACGTAGTTGTGCGTGCCTTGGCCAGCGCCGCGGCTGCCTTGGTCGAGGTAGCGAATGCCGGGAATGCCAGCGGCTTGCATCTGCTCAGCGGGCGCTGCTGGTGCGCCTGGGTTATTCTTAGCTAGGTAGCTATGCAAGTCAGAACCGGTCCAATTCGACGTGTTCCCTAGATCGTCTCGCATCGTCTTGCTGACATATTGCGCGGTAGACATATCCGGCCAACCATCAGGGCGTCCGATGACGTTGCCGTTTAATGTTGTCCCCCAGCGTCCATTTGGCAGGCGCGTCACGCCGTCAGGCACTTGGGGAACGAGAGATTGCACCGCCGGATGCTGCTCGCTGAGCGGCTTGTCCCAGTCGAGGAAATGCTCCGGATCAGCGCCGATGTTCACCTGATACATGTGGCCACCAGCAGGTTTTAAGTCGCCGCCCGATTTGAGATACTGAATTGCCTGATTGATCTTATCCGCTTCGCCTGGCGGATAATTATTAGGGTATTGGTCTATCTGGCGTTGCACGAACTCAAGATGGGAAATCCCTCCTTCATGCCCGCCCTGCATATTTGCCCAGAACTTCGCCACCCCTTCAGGCGTATCCGTTTCGGATCGACTCGCTAAGACATCGCGATACTGCCGCGCCACACCCTCGCCCTCCGCGAAGTAAAGCCCTCTGCCGTATGCCTGCGCGCCCTCGCCTGTGCCGATGAAGCGGTCGTCAAAGCGGTTAAAGTCTGCTGGTGATCCGTGATACGCCACGATGCCCGGGGGCGGCACGTCACCCGGCGCGGTGGTGCCCATCATGACGCCCTGTGCGGTCTGTCCGACCCCCTGGATGAGGCCCTTCTGCGTTGGCAGGCCGGTGTCTGGATCGAGCAGGCCCTGGCGCGTGCTCTCGGCGCGCTGGTCCTGCAGCCACTGCCACGCCTGCCGGCCCGCTGCTGCCACGCCTGCGCCCTGGCTCGTGGGGCTGGGTGGCGCGGCATAGTTGAGCATCGGCGGCCCGAGGCCGTTGGGTTGGCCCACGGGGCTGTTGGGCTGCCACAGCCACGGCATGTTCGGTGGTGCTAGGCTGTTGTCTGGCATGGTGCATTGCTGCCGTTATGAACCGAACTGCCGTTTTAAATTCGCAGTCGGCCCTGTTTTCCGACGCCTCGCCAATCGTGCGATTGGTCTAGACCTTAGCGCTGCGGTTGTTCCGACCGATAATATCCCTTTGTGGACTCAATCCTTGTGCTGGCGGTCCCATTCATCAAGCGCCTCGTAGAGCCTGCGATACAACTCCCATCGCATGACGGCCCACTTGGCCTCCTCGATCAGCTCCACGACCGTCTTTTGCGCGCACCAGTCGAGCACAGGGCGCCCCGCGTCAGTCGTCATGCCGCACCGCTTTGAGTATCGCCGCAACCTCGGCAGATACGACACGCATCTCGTCGAGCGTCGGGTGTGCAGGATCGCGGCAGTAGTTGGTCATGAGCGCGCCGATCACCAGTTCCACTGCTGCGGCGCGGCCTTCGTGGTCGGGTGCCTCACTCGTCATGCTACTCACCCCTGCCCCGGCCCCAGTCTGTCCCGACCAGCGACGATCGGAGCGGTGACGCGCCCCACCTCCTCGGCCACGCACACCTCAGCGTAGTCTCGGAACCACGGCGTGACCCACGACGCGCGCTCCAGGATCTCGGCCTCACTCATCTCGCCAGCGGTTGAGCGCACGAACGCCTCAGCCCACTTGGCTGGATCGGTGCCAACCGCGCGCTGGAACTGCGCGCCGCTCATCGTGGTGGTGTCAGTCATGGCCGCTCCATCACGCTCATCTTCCTGGTGATCCACCACCACGCTGTCGGATGGGACGATTGGCAATCAGGATGAGGCATTCGGTAAGGCACGCAGGAGGCGCAGCGGCCAACGCCAGCGGGTGCCTTCGGATAGAACCAGAGCCTTCCTATTTGGCTCATAACCACGCTGGCGATTGTGTCGGGCGGCCGCTGGGCAGGCAGCGTGGTGGTGTCTGGCTTGTCGTCGCTCATGCGTCCCTCACTGGCAGCAGGTATCGCAGCGACCGCTGGGCCCTCTGCACGTCTCCCCCAGCCGCGTCCAGCACGCCGGCCAGTGAGGAGCCGCGCGCCGTGCGTGGGTAGTCGGCACAGAACCGGCGCCACGCCTGCGGCATCTCATCGAACGCCGCCATCGACGCCCTGGCTCGTAAGACCTGTGCCCAGTCCGCCTTGGTCAGCCGCACGCGGAGCGGCTTTGCGGGAGCGACGGTTGCGCGACGACGCCTCCTCATTCCACCATTCCTCCATCATCGCGCGCAGACGCGCCACATCACCGCGACCAATGGCTAAACTGCGATAGCCTGCGCCGCACTCGCATTTGAGGCTGCGACAGAACGCATCAGGGCTCTCCCTTGGCACAGACACAGGCCAACGGCGGCGAGTCCAGCACTTATGGCAGGAAATAAGCACGACCCTATCATCGTCGCTCATGCTACGCGCCACGACTCAACTGTGCTCTGCGATGCGCGGGCGAAGGCGCGGTCCCATGAGTCCTCGGGCGGCTTCGGCGGCTTCTCAGGCTGCATCTGGCGCCAGGCGAGACCGAGGTAGCGGAACGCGTCGGCGCCATGCGAGGCCCAGTCATGTCGGGGTCGGTCGGTGAACGCCTTGCGCTTGTCGTCGTAGTCGGCGCGATAGGCACGCAGCGCCTCGAGGCCGTCATGACACTTGTATGCATCGAACCAGCAGGACGCGATGCTGATGCGCGCGGCGTTAATGCCATCCATGAGGTTCTGTTGCGCGAGCACGCGCGGGATGCGGTTGGTGAGGCTGTGCAGCGTTTCCCACAGCGATCTGCCAGTGCCGAGCTGTCGCGCCTGGGCGTCGTGCGGCAGGTAGTCGGTGCCGTAGGTGTAGCCGCGCGAGGTGAGCACTGCGGCGTAGTGTGGGAGGCCGTAGCCGGATGCCTCGTAGTAGTCGATCACACGCACCTCGGCGCGGGAGACCTGAAAGAACCAGATGGCGGTGCTGTCTCCGACGCCCAGATCCCAGGCGGTGTGAACGGGGAGCAGCGGATCGTAGGGCACGTCACCGATGCGACCGGCGTTCTGCGCCTCGTCCAGCTCCTTCGCGAAGTAAGCGCCGACGATGGCGGCGTCGAAGCTGCAGAGGAACTCTTGGGCGAACTGTTCCGGCGTAAGAACGCGACGCGCGCTTTCGAGTTCCTCCCGATCGAGGATGCCGGTTTCGTCGGCACGCAGCTCGAGCGAGAACCATTCATCGGGGTTTTTACGTGCGTAGTCGTAGATCTCAAAGAAGGAGTTGCGGCCCTTCGGTGTGCCGATGAATGTTGCCCAGCCTTTGCGGTCAGCGAGCGCTGGTCGAATAACCTGTGCCCAGGCTTGCGGCGCCATATCGGCGTATTCATCCATCACAACGCCATCGAGATAGATGCCGCGTAACCTGTCGTGGTTGTCAGAGCCATACAAACGTATACGCGCGCCGGTCGGAAAGATAACGGACAGGTCACTCTCACGAAGCTCAACGCCTGGTATGCGGTGTGTATACTCTTTGAGATACGACCAGACGACATCCTTGGCCTGTGTATACGTCGGTGCGACGTAGCCGAAGCGCGCGTCCTTCTTCTTAGACTTCAGAGTCGCATGGATAAGATCCATGATGCAGGCTACGGATTTTCCAGCTCTGCGATGAGCAACAATGCAAGCCCAGCGCTGGCGCCGCTTGTGGTAGGCGACGAACTGTGGGCGCGGCTTATAGCCGAGAGTGATGGGTTG